CCCGAATCATTATAAATCTGATATTGAGTGTATTGATGCGATAAAGGCATCCATGCCCCATGAACAATACATTGGATACCTAAAAGGTAACGTGATGAAATATACATGGCGTTATGACAAAAAGAATGGGGTGGAAGATTTAAAGAAAGCCCAATGGTATTTGGATAGATTGGTAAAAGAACTATAATGCTACAAGCAACCACAGCACAGAAGAAGATAGCAAAGTTAAAAAAGCGGGTACGCATTGTGCGTGGAGGCACATCCTCATCCAAGACATTCTCAATTATTCCAATGCTTATTACCTATGCGGTCCAGAAACCAAGCACGGAGATAAGTATTGTGGCGGAATCCATCCCCCATTTGCGGAGGGGTGCTATCCGTGATTTCCTTAAAATTATGCAGATGGTAGGCATGTACGATGATAACAAATGGAATAAATCATCCCTTACCTATACATTTAACAACGATTCATTCATTGAGTTTTTTAGTGCCGATCAACCCGACAAATTAAGGGGTGCAAGGCGTGATGTGTTATTCGTTAACGAGTGCAACAACATAGAATGGGAATCGTACTACCAAATGGCAATTCGTACCCGAAAGTTTATATATCTTGATTATAACCCAGTAACTGAATTTTGGGTGGATACGGAATTGATAAACGACACCGATTCCGAAATGGTAGTATTAACCTACAAGGATAATGAGGCATTGGATGCATCCATCGTTAAGGAAATAGAAAAGGCAAGGGAGAAAGCCGAAACAAGCGACTATTGGCGTAATTGGTGGGCAGTATATGGGTTGGGGCAAATTGGTAATTTAGAGGGCGTTATATTCAGCAACTGGAAACAAATAGATACAATTCCCAAGGAGGCACGATTAATTGGGTGCGGATTGGATTTCGGTTATTCGGTAGACCCCACGGCAATTGTGGAAGTGTATCAATACAACAACCAACGGATATTGCATGAGGTGTGTTATCGTACAGGCATGATAAATAGCGACATTGCAAAAGTATTGCCCAAGAATGTACCTATTTATGCTGATAGTGCAGAACCGAAGTCAATTGAGGAAATTAGGCGATTCGGTGTACCGATTAAGCCAGTTACCAAGGGCAAAGATTCCATAAACTTTGGAATACAAATAATGCAAGGACAAGAATATTTGGTTACAAAGGATTCCACCAATTTGATAAAAGAATTGCGGGGGTATTGTTGGGATAAGGGTAAAGATGGTAAAACACTACCCATACCCATTGGCACGTCGCATTTGCTTGACGCATTTAGGTATCATGAAATGATGGCATTAGGTATGCAAAAAAATTATGGTACTTATGATATCCGTTAATTACAAACACAAAATCAATCGTTTTATAATAAATGAACAAAACACTTATAGTGCCATCGTCATTGAATGATATTCCATTGCAACAAATGTTGGAGTATCAGCAATTGAACCCCGAATTGGATGACCACGAAAAAGCCATCCAAGCGGTTAGTATATTTTGTAATATTTCTGTTAAAGAGGTAACCCAAATTCCCTACGAGGTATTAAGCCGCACCGTGGATTTAATCAAAAAGGCATTGAATGAAAAGGCAAAGTTTGAACACAAGTTTGAATTGAATGGGGTTAAATATGGGTTTGTGCCTAATTTGGATGAATTAAGTACGGGATCGTTCGTAGACATTGAGAACTATTACAAGAACAATGAATTGTATCGTGTATTATCCGTGTTGTATCGCCCCATTACCATAGAGGGGCAGAAAGGTAGATATGATATTGAGCCGTACAAAGGGAAGATAAACGAGGAGTTTAGGTTAATCCCGAGTGGCATCGCCTATGGTGCAATGGTTTTTTTTTGGACTTTAGGAATCGACTTGTTGAATTGTACCCTGAAGTTCTTGGAGGAGAATCCGAAGGTACAAGCGATGAGTATGGCATCTCCAATAAATGGGGATGGTTTAGTTTTATCCACTGGATATGTGACGGAGATATTACAAGAGTTGACATTGTTACGGAATACCCCATTCACAAAACCCTCCTTTGGGGTTGTTACAAAACCGATATGGCAGAACTTGAAAAGAAAGCAATCCAAAAAGCATATAACAGATGAACAATAATCACGTAGGCACGGCATTTCAGATATTCCGTGAGATAGCAGATGAACTTGGGTGGAATTATTCCCACGGCTCATTGGATGAACATTCCTTGAAAGCCGTAACCGTGTACCCACTATTGCACGTAACGATGCAAAACGCATCCTTGACCGATGTAACCGAGCAATTTACTTTCAATATTTTAATAGCAGATATAACGAACTATTTAAAAGGAGAAAATGAACAGCAAGATTTGGTCGACACTTATGAACTTATTGGCTACACTGAAAATCAGAACTATGCACACATTTTGCAGAATCTGTATGTGGAATTTTCCCGCATGATTTACGCAAAAGAAAAAGAGTATTATTCCCAAATTCAGTTTAATAGACCAATTGCATTTGTACCATTCACCGAGGGTGGTGGGGATGTATTAACAGGGTACAATGTATCCATATCCATAAACCAAATTAACCCTTGGGTTACTGATGGCACTTGTTACTGATGGCGATTGAATACACCAATACAAAATTAGTGGCACAAAAGATGGCGAATTTTTACGCCTCACAAGCCAAATTGGAATTGGAAGCCAAACACACCCGTGTGGCTATTCGTGCCAAGTGGAAAAAGGTGGGTAACGATTGGCAGCCCGTGAACGTTGTAAAACAAAAGATACGTGCCAATTATGTGGCATCGGGTAATTTGGTGCGTTCAATCAAACCCTTTGTGGAGGGCATGGAGTTCGGTATTACCATGGATTGGTATGGTGAGGCAATCCGTAAGGGTAGGCAGCCAATGGGTAATTTTAGAGGCGGTAAAGGCATACCACCCACGGCAATGGATGCATGGGCAATGAATAAGCGATTACGCCCAAAAGACCCATCCAGTGGACAATTTTTACCCAATACATCCAAAAACAAAAACGCCATGAAATTCCTAATGAATAGGAAAATAAAGCACTTTGGTATTGAGCCGTTTGATTTCCTTTCCAAGGCAACGACATCCACCAATTTTAAATTTAAGCAAGAGTTAGAACAAGCAGTTAAACAAGATATACAAAATTATGTCCGTAACATTTGAGCAGCAACCATCGGGTAACATGGGTGCATTATCGCCCATCATTTACCAAGTATATGATACCGATTACACCAAAACAGGGTTTTATTACCTATTTGATGTATATGTTTGGAATGGGGCGGCATCGTTTCCAGCAAACCCAAACTATTCCATTACCAAATACCCCGACCAATACGCAAACAATCGTGCGTGGATAGACATTCATAAATTGGTAAACCAAGCCTTAACCGAGGATTTCTTGGAGGTAGGTACATACAAGCCTAATGTAACGGGTGGGGCGTGTTATTTTGGCGTAAAATGCAAAGGGGTATGGGCTACTGGTTCGGGTTCATATACATCCTCAAACATTAAATTAGCAACTAATGGATGGACATACACCCAAGACGGATTCAATGCAACAATAGCAGCCGATATCTTAACCGAAAAAAGTACGTTTTATATTACTGATGACACCCCATCGTATTACGTATGGTATAACGCAAGTGTAATTACATCCATAACCATTGGAGCGACATCAATAACACCCGTTTCGGTTACAAGTTCGGGAAATGCCATCCAAGGGGTGGACATTATCCAATTATTACAAGCAGCAGGGGTATCGACAAACACAAATATTACATTTTCGTATTCTGGGGGTTCATACACATTCCCAATAAAATACCAATGTGAGAATAAGTACGGATCGGTTACCATCCATTACCTTAACAGATTTGGCGTGTATGAAACCATGGTATTCAATGCATTGAGCCGTAGGAATTTTAATTATACACGTGAATCCTATGAACGCCCAATATTTAGGCAACAAGACATGTCATTGGCGTGGGATTATGGGGTGCATCAAACACAGAATTTCCTAACCAATGCCACTACGACATTAATTGTAAATACGGATTATATTCCCGAGGCATACAACGCCCAGATACAAGAGATTTTTGCATCGGACAATTTATTGATTGACGATGGTGGCGATGCATATTCCGCACGTATAACCGACACGGCATTCAATCGACTAACCCGAATAAACGATAAATTGATACAATACACATTAACCATTGAGTACAACCACCCATTAATCAATAAACTAGTAAGGTAATGAATGTTAGATTTAGTTTAGAGATTGCGGGAACGCCTGTGGATTTATTCCAAGATGAGGTTGTACAATTGACAAGGCAGGTTAAGGATGTTTCCGACTTATCCCAAGCCCGTACCGATTTTACTCAACAATTTACTATACCATCAAGCCCCACCAACGATGAAATATTCTCGAATTACTTTGAGGAAAACATTGTATTGGGCAATTGGAATGCATATTTAAAACTGGATGCAACCATTTACGTTCATGGATTGCCTACGTTTGTGGGTTGCGTGGAATTAAGCGGGGTAAAATACTCCAATGGGTTAGCACGGCAATACGATATTATATTCTATGGACAAGCCAAAAATGCAATGGCATTGTTTGGAGAAGATTCCATGATTGATGTGGATTGGACTGATTTAAACCATGAGGTTACGGCAGCCAATATCACAAGTTCATGGCAGCAAAACTTGTTGAGTGGGGATGTAATGTACCCCATTATTGATTGGCATGTGGGATATACTTATTCTCGTGGGTTTCAAATAGTCAATAATATAGCCCGTAACGATGTTGGAGGGGTTCAGATTAACGACCTACGCCCATTGATACGCATTAAAAAAATGGTGGAATTATGTTTTACCAATATCGGGTTTACATTGAGCGGAAGTTTATTAAGCCGTCCCGAGTTTGATGATTGGTATGTTACACCGATGGGGGTTAGTGGTCCAGTACAGAACTACGCCAACGATGACGCCAAGATAGAGGTAAAAAGAACAAGTTATACCATTCCAAGTGGTTCATTGCCTTGGCGTGGCAGTATTAAATTTCCATACAATACCGAGGTGGTTGATGTATTAAACTTGTATAGCACAAGTACCTACATTTATAAAGCCCCATACAATGGTAATTATAAAATCAAACTTACTTGGAATATAACAACAATAAACCCAGGGGGTATTTTTAATAATCCATTTAGGTTTGCCCCATCCATCAATAGAAACCCAACGATTGCGGGGGATGCAATTGATACTACTGGTTTACATGAGCGTGAATATGTTATTGGGTTAAACCAAGGCGATGACCTATCCATAATGGTTGGATGGGAGTATGGTGGTACATTGGGAGAATGTAAATTTGAAATAATTGAAGTACCCTATGGGATAACTAATAGCACATTGAATTTATCCTATGTAATGCCCGATGTTAAGGTGGTAGATTTTATCCGATCGTTCATGGAGATTACCAATTCCGTGTTAGTACCCGTAAGTGATACTGAATTTGCATTGCACAACATTGAAGATTGGTATGAAGTTGGTGCGGTAAAGGATTGGACAAAGTACATTGATATTCGGGAGATTTCACACGAGAAAATGAACATCCCCAAGTCAATTGAGATGACACATGCCGAGGGATTGGATTTAGCCAACCAAGAAATTGTGTCCAAGTTTGCACGAAGATTCGGGGAGATTAAGTTTAGCCCCAATGTGGATTTTGCCCGTGATGAAATGCGTGTTGAATCCATCTTTAATATTTCCGTGCCATCGGTAATGCGTGAAATTAATGATGTGGGTAATGTTATCAATATAACCGATTTACAAATTCCCGTCATGTTGGATAAGGACAATAAACCCGTTCAACACAATTTCATGATGTTCTTTTTTGCGGGGTATGAGGCAATAAATTATCCGTATTATTTCAATGGTACACAATATAGCAATTTGGCGATTGTAAGTCCCTATTCTGCACATCCAGTAACCAAAACAAGTTACTCCTTGGCATTTGGATTAGAAACGGCATTGGCGGGGGATATGGCGTTAAATACGTTGTTTAAATTGTACTATCAAAACTACCTATCCCGATACTATTCTACCAAGTCAAGATTGGTGCGTATGAATGCGGTGATACCCGTTGGAGAATGGTTGAATTTGCAATTAAACGATACCATAAACGTAAGCGGTAATAAATACAAGATTCAAAAGATTGACTACGATATTTTAAACGAACGTGCAGTAATTGAATTGGTAACGTATCAAGATGTAACCATTATTGAGTTGGATTCCGATGGTAACGAAGCAGATTGGACGGATGCAACAAGCGACCCAAGCAATGGAACAACCTTGATAGGCAACGCAATTGTAGGACGTAACTTGACCAATTCAAGACCATTCGGTGCAATCAATTATGTGGGTATCCCACAACAAACCACGTACAACGACCAAAACGTGGGTGGTATGAAAACCATTACCAACCAATTATTCAATCGGTTTAGGCGTACCGTGATGACTGCCTACAATGATGTACCCGTTGCAACGGCAACCACTGGGGACGATCCCGTTTACATGGGATTTGAGGGGTTTGAATTAATGGGGCAGGAACGCATTACATGTTCGTTGGTAGATTCATGGATGTACGATGAGTATGGTGGGCAATTCAGATTGACGGCATCGGTATCGTATGAGCATACCTCCAATCAACGTTTGGCGTTCGCTATCTATGTGGATGGTGCGGAAACCTTGGCAAAAATGATAACTACCTCAAAGGGGGAAACCGTAACCATCACCACCCTAATAAATGTAGGGGCAGAACAAAAAGTTCAAGTTGCATTTTATAATGTAGACAATAACAATCATGCAATCGAAATCAATGCGGTGCGTTTAATAATGGAATTACAATGATAAATTTAATAATCAAATTAGCAATGTCCCAAGAATGGTATGGGCTATCCGATACCGTGGAAATTGCAAAGGGGAAAAATCAATATGTCCAAAATTGGCAACAAGTAAAACGATTATATAAGAGAGGGTTTAAGTCATGGCGGAAGAAATAAAATATGTGTTTAATGCCGATGTATCGGATTTAAATGCACAATTAAATAAACTAAACAAGAATTTAGAATCCAGTAACAATGCTGCCGAAAAGGCGGGGGATAAGTTAACTGGGTTTTCCAAAATCACTGGTAAGGTTGCATCATCATTTAAGAAATTAGGAGAAACCTTAAAGGGTGGTTTTGGCGTTGGTTTAGCGGTTAAGGCGTTTGATTCGTTGACGGATGCAATTACCGAAAATCAAGAGGTACAAGATGCATTGCAACGTGGTATGATTGTAATTCGTGCCATTGCCACACAATTGGTACAAGAATTTAAACCATTGGGCGAATTTTTGACAAAGGTGTTCAACGATCCGTTACAAGCCTTAAAGGATTTTGGAACGCTATTGTACGAAAATGTAGTTACACGATTTGAGGGGTTAATGGAATTGATACCCCAATTAGGTAAAGCCATTGGGTTATTGTTTGAGGGTGAATTTAAACAAGCGGGTAAAGTGGCGGTGGATGCCGTTGGTAAAGTTGCATTGGGGGTTGAAAATACTACTGAAAAAGTTACCAACATGGTTAAAAAGGTTGTGGAGGTTACTACCCGAGTAAGTAAAGCCGCATCCAATGCATTTGATATATCAGCAGCCGTAGTACAAGCCGAAAAGAATGTTGCACGATTGCAAGTGTTGTACCAAGGTATTGTTGAGAAATACGACCAAATGGCGGAGAAACAACGTCAAGTTAGGGATGATGAGAATAAAACTATTGAAGATAGAATTGCCGCAAATAAACAATTGCAGTCGGTATTGGCAGAGGGTGAGGCAGCCGAGAAAAAGAATTTACAAGAACGGATTGCCAACCTAAATATTCAAATACAAGCCAATAAGACAAACCAAGATTTATTGAATGAGCGTTTAGCATTACAACAAGAATTAATTGGTGTAGAGGCAAAGTATGCGGGTTTAACATCAGAAACCCTTACCAATGAAGTATCGTTGAAACGTGAGGCACTTGAAATTGATAAATCAAGGCGGGAATCGTTAATATCCCAAACCGAATTACAAAATGAGGCATTATTAGCCGATAAACAAGCAGCCGTTGAACGTGCAGAATTAATCCAAGACGAAGTTGATAGATTAACCGAGGCAAAACGTGCGGAAGAAGATTTAAGGCAAACTGAAATTGACCAATTATTAAATATCCGTCAATTAAGACAATCTGAATTTGAAACCCAGTTATCGCAGTTGACCGTAGGCACACAAGCATATCAAGATGCGTTAAATACACGAGATGAATTTTTGGCGGAAAGTGTAAGCAAAGAACAACAATTACAAAAAGCCAAAGAAACATATACCATCAAAAGTGAGGCGGAAATTGCAAAGGCAAAGAAAGCGGCAGCCATGAGTGGTTTAGATGCGGCATCCCAAGCCCTTGGGGGTGTGATTGATTTGGTGGGGGCAGAGTCCGAATATGGTAAAGCATTGGCAGTAACACAAGCCATCATCAATACCTATGTTGGTGCATCCAAGGCAATTGCCGAGGGGGGTGTTGCTGGTCCTATATTAGCCGCTGGGGTTATTGCATCGGGATTGGCACAAGTTAGAGCAATCACGGCACAAAAGTTACCCGATCCCCCATCCGAATTTGGTGGTGGTAGTGGAGGCGATACTACAAGCGTACCCGCAACACCATCGTTCGGTCCATCCGTGGGCATCGTTGGTGGGCAGATGAACAACAACGCTCAATTGGCACAGGCATTTGGTGGGGTTATGGGTAAGCCAATTAGAGCGTATGCCGTTGGACAAGATATGACATCACAACAATCCTTGGATAGGCATATTTCACAAAATGCAACATTGGGTAAATAATTCGTTATTAAGATAAATGAAGATAGTTGAATTAATATTGGATGAACAACAATTGGCTACGGGCATTGAGGCAATTAGTATTGTTGAATCACCCGCCATTGAATCCAATTTTATTGCCTTAAATTCACACAAGTTGGAGTTTAAAACAATGGATTCCGAAAAGCGTGTGTTGTTAGGTCCTGCATTAATTCCAAACAAGCCAATTTATCGCCATCAAGAATTAAATGGCAAAGAGGAGGAATTCTACGTTTATTTTTCAAAGGCAACCATAGAAAAGGCATCCCAATTGTACATGATGCGTGGCAACCAAGCAAAAACAACCATCGAACACCAATTTGGCGTGGATGGGGCAATCGTGGTTGAAACGTGGTTAAAGGTGGATGAGGTTAATGATAAATCCGTTGCGTATGGTTTTAACGATCCCGTAGGTACATGGTATGTTGCAATGAAGATTGTGAACGATGAGATTTGGAACGATTTTGTAAAAACTGGCAAGGTTAAAGGGTTTAGCATTGAGGGTTTCTTTGCAGATAAATCCATGCCAACCGAAATGAGCAAAGTAGAAACCGAACAAGATAAATTGGACAAAATAGTAAACATTTTAAAAGAATATATAAATGGAAAATAACAAGACATCATTCCATAAGTTTATGGATGCTACCAAAGGGGTAAATGTGGAATTGGCGTTAATCGATGACATCAAGGCGTTAATTGGTAAATACAAATCCCTTGACAATGCAATAAAAACACAAAATGGCAAAGCATTTACTGCGGTAAAAGCATACCAAGAATCTGTTTTGGCAAGTTATCAAAACGCAAAAAATGCGGTAGATTTAATCGACCAATTGGATAAAAAATCCAAAGAATTAGGATTGCCCGATTCTGGAATGGGTGGATATAAAAAGGAATTGTCTGCCAAAGCAAGTGAGTACAAATCCAAGTTTGGCAAAATTGATGGGATTTTAAAATCCTTGTAAAATACAACACAAAACAAATTAATCGTATAACTAATATGAGCAACGCAAAAGATACCTTGAATCGTGTACTTGATGTACTTGGTTTGGGTAAAGCCGAAGCCACTATTGAAGTGGAAATGGCTCAAAAGAAAACAATGGATGGGGAAGTAATATTGGATAGTGAAAACTTTGCAGTAGATGAACCCGTTTTTATTGTAACGGAAGAGGGTAACATCCCCGTACCTTTTGGAACTTACATCCTTGAAGATGGGATGAAAATTGAAGTTGATGACAAAGGTATTATTAAGGAAGTATCTGTTGAGGGCGAAGAAAAAGCCGAAGAGGTAGTTGAGGAAGTTGAAGCCAAAGACATGATTGAAAAAGAAGAAACTGGAATGATGGGTAAAGATTCAATGCCTAAAAAGGTGGTGAAATCTAAAACCGAAATGGAGGAATCTTATTTTTCAAAAATTGAGGCAAGATTATCCGCTATTGAATTATCAAACGAATCATTAAAAGCCGAAAACATCAAGTTGAGTGCCGAAAATGAGGAATTGAAAAAGCAATTGGCAGAAACCCCCGCAGAACACACCAAATTTTCACCCGAGGCAGAAACCAAACACGAATTGAATTTCAAGATTGGTGCTAAGCGTGAAAAGAACATT